GGCTTTACCTCAACCGGCTTCAAGATAATCCCACAGCGCGTCTTTCTCAGCATCGCTGAGTGACTTTCCGCTATCAGNGCTGTTTGCCTTGATGAACCCATCGATGGCGGACATGTACTGCCANATCGACATCTTGTTTACGTCTTGAGGGCTGAAGCCAGCAGCGGCACCAGTTCCGTATACGGCGGCGAACCTGAACTTACCGTTCGGNAGGTCGTCTAGACGCTCCCCTGATCCGCCGCCGCGGGATTTCCCACCACTTCCTCCGGCGCACCAATGATGCCGGCAGACAACACGGCCTGCGCGACCATCAAGCTTTCCATCGGCGGACGGTCTTTCACGTATGACCGCACCCGCTTGGTTGCGTCGGCTGGTGCCATCCCGCCGCCGATCAGCCCACAGCGNACAGTCTCGGAAATATCCTCGACGCGCCAGGTTCCGGTAGAGAGTCGCTGCAAAACGACATAAGGGCCGGAGTCACACGCCTCCTGGAGCATAACCAATTCGCCCCAACCTAGCCGGAAGGTGAATGTGCCATCTGCCCAGTCCAGTTCGACACGCGCGTCTCGGCTCATCAGGTCACCACACGGACCATTTCGCCGTCGGACTGCATTGACACATTGTTCGTCACTCGCTCGCCATTNGGGGCGCCGAGTTCCATGGTTTCAACGTGCATGAACCCAGTCCANGTGATGGTGGAGCTGGGAAATTCGATCTCAACCTTGACCGGCACGGAATCAATGCTNTCCCAGGCGTCCAGCCACGTGACNGCAGAACTTTGCGCCAGCAGGCCCTCACCAGAAATCAGACATGCTGAGAGAGGTTGCGTCGCGTCCCAGCCAATCCACCTTGTCGGGATCGTCGCAGTCTGGAATCGCAACTTCCGTGAGGCCCTTGGAAAGNGANATAGAGCGCTGTGTGAACCCGCACGGAGCGGCGTACACGATGGGATCTGCGCTGTTTCCGAGTAGGACGCGGACCATCCCGCCTTTGATTGTAACCGGCTTAGCCACGCGGGCCTCCAAAAAAAAGCCCGCTCAAGGCGGGCGTGGTGGACAGGGGGTGTTGGGTAGTTCAGCGCCGCTTNATGTCNGCTCTGTTCGATGACAGATCGCATCGTGATGGCGCCGTGAAAGGTCTTGCCATCGGCGTCGCGGAAGACGCGCGTGATCCTGTGCTCTAGGAGCACCAGGCCGTTGTCTGATAGTTCGATATCAGCGCTCAACGCTTGGCGGACCAAAGCGGCAATGCGCCGGCACTCTACAGANCCGCCCTTGTCAGACCACACATCAATCTGCGTGGTGATTTCATCGGCTTCGACGCAGTCTGCATCGGCATAAATCGCATCCGTCGGGCCGAAGCTGATATATGGTTTTACGGCGGTTGCAGGCACCTCGTCATAGACTCTGACGCCGATGAAAGACGCCAGTGGCGCGTACGATTTCAAGCGAGCCGTTATGGCCCCCTGAAGTTCTAGGGTTGCGTCGGTCATTGGAACCTCAGATGAGGAACAATCGCTTGTCGCTCTTGCTCTGGTTTTCCGACGCCCAAAGTGGCCTCAGATTAGTGATCGCCCACGCTGCCTTGAAGCCTGGGTCGTTGTCGCTGTTGTAGACAAAGCTGGATTTTGGAACGATGTGGTCGATGTGCCAATCACCCATATTCTCCCAGCACATCCCCGCAACGAATTGCCGCTCAAGATGCTTTGTTAGATCGTAAAGGGTGTAACCGACAATGGTTTCCCACTTTCGACCAGCCTTTTTACTTTTGAGCGCCTGATGCACTGCAGAGGCCATTCGACCATGAACGCGCAAGCGAGGGGACTCCTGATACCTCTTACGTAGATTGTCGCTGTTGCGCTTTCGAACTTCTGGCGTCATGCGCCTAGCGTTCAGATCATCTCGATTCCGCGCAATGTAAGCGCGGCTCCACATTAGCCGCTGTTCCTTTGGAAGGTTCGCCATGTACTCGCGCTTAGCGGCTCGCACAATGTTGTCGTTTGCAGCGTTGTATTCGCATGTGTATAGACGCCTTGCGGCACCACGGCAATCGGAACAGAACTTTTGACTGCTGCTGGTCCTTACCATTTCCTGGTGACACATTTCACATACAGGAGTTTGAGGATTCTTGCGAAGTCTCGCCTTACGTTTTAGTCGGCAGGATTCTGAACAGTATGAACGAACCATGCGCCCGGTTCTTTCAAATGCAACGCCGCACTCTTTACAAACGCAAGGCAAAGGTGAGACGCGATTGTCGTTCGCTGCAGAAAGCATCTGTCTCTCCATCAACGCTTTATAGGCACTTCGTGGTCTAGGAGGCCGCGACTTTTTTTGCAGACGACCTAATGGCCTTCCTTATGGCGGCTTTGGCGCCCTTCTTGTTGGCTCGGTAGCTTACGAAGAAAAACGGCTGCGCGGCTGTACCTGGATGCTTGCTGCCGGCGAACAGACCGCCATTCGTATGTGGCGCTATTCCAAATTCTATCCAGCGGCCCCAATAAATTTCGCTATTCCCAGCAAAGATCGTCAGCTCCAGCCCGACACCTATATTTTTGGGAGCGATCTTGGCCACCGTCAATGAGCCTTTGGGCGCCTCTCCCCAAGTCCAGCCGATTGTCTTCTGCAGATCGCCGTTATCCACCGCCACCAGCGATTTCATCATGCGGACGATGTCGTCGGCCACAGCTTCCATGGCGCGGCGAATTTCATCCGTCATCAATTTTGGCAGACGCCTCAGCTTTCGCTCAAGGCTATCCAGGCCCGTCACCCCCTTCGCCATCAGCCCGCCACGCCTTCCACGACCATTATGTCAAAGAAAGCGCCTCGGCCTGTGGGGTCCATGATGGACTTGACCTGAAGCAACTGCCCGCTTCGCACATCGCGAGCGCGCCAGTCGGTGCGGATCTGCCGCGCGGCGGCGCATTGGCGGATCGTAACGATGTAGGGCTGCGTTCCCGCAAGGCGAGAAGCCAGCACCGTTTCACTACCACGCATCGCCTGGCGCGCCGCCGCGCACCGAAATTGCTCCACCCAATCGGATTGCGTGTTGCCGTAGTCTTCTGGGAAGTCCGGGTTTACGTCTTCACGCCTCTCCCACGCCAGTAGTTGGCGCATCGGTCCTGCCGGCATCGGCGCCTCCTTCTGGTGGTGCGTGGTTTTCGGCCTTGCCGGTCGCCTCGCCAGATGCCTTGCCGGCCGCCCTGGCGGCTTCAGCGCAGGCTCGCGTAACTACCCCGCACCAGCCCGCGCGATACGCCACAGTGACACTCGGCAGGGGCTTCCAGTCGTAGTTTCCGGTAAATCTGATGCGTGGCACTAAAGCGCAACGCCAGGATACTGGATGTCAACGGCAAGAACCGTGGTCGATTTCGCCAGGCCGAGCAAACAGATGTACTCGCCGGTTCCGACGTCAGCCAGTGCGCAGATTCCACCAGGCGTGTCGGACAAATAGTATCCAGCACCGGCAGTCAGTGTGGCGCCCATCGTGAGGTCGCCATGCTTGTGCACAGATACCGGCTGATTGAGGGACGCACCGTTCAGAGCAATGCCAGTCGACTGGCGCACCTCGGCGGTGGCGCTGTTGCTGTCAGCGATCATCCACTTCTTGGTGGCCGCGCTCTTATATACCGGCTTGCCGGCGGTAATCGTCTCGCCTGCTGTGCCGGATTCAATGACGGCGTTGGCGCCGGCCACAACGTTGGCGGCTGTGATCGTGAGGTCTGGCATTTTGGGTTCCTAACAGTGAGGGGAAATGGAGTTGCGAGCGCGTTTAACGCTCGCCAGTCACTCACTGCGGGACAGCAGCCGTCGGCGCGGTGGACGGGTAGCCAAGAACAGCGACGCCTGCGATAAAAATGTTGCCGGAGTCGTTGCCGCTCGGCGTCACGGTGACGCGAACGTACCTTTTTCCGCCCTTGTAGCCGATCTTGCGGGTCTCAACGTCGTCGGCGAACGTGAAGCCAGCCGAGGCTTCTGTGCCGATCAGGAAGTCGTCAGCAACCGCTGCATTGTCGGAGAGGTTGGCCGCGTCACCGTCCTCAACCAGCACGGCGAAGGTGGCGTTGACGTCGGTGTTAGTGCCGGTGATTAGAACTAGCTCGCAGGCGCCATAGCCGAGGGTGTCAATGATCAAAGACACGACGGCGGTATTGTCGGTGCGTGCCGCAACGGGGGCAATAAGTGGGACGGTATGAATGTCGCTGTGAAGGTCTCGGTTGGGCATGAAAGTCTCCGTGCGATCAGGCCACGCGGCCGACGCGATAGCGGTTGAGAATGGAATCGACGGCCATCGGGAGTTCCGTCATGGCCTTTTCAGTTACCGCTTCGCGGTTCTCGTACAGGTGAGCCGTAAGCAGCAGCACAGCGGCGCGCAGATCGGCGGGGGTGCTCTCGTATCCGGTTATAAACTCGACCTTGACGGCGCCGGGCTCGCAAGTGATCGCCGGCCATGTTTTGTCCCGCGCCGGCCAAATACGAACCGGCTCGGTGTCCAAATCAGTGCGCCATTCATCGACTTCTGCGGCGGCGCCGGCGTCGTCGACATACGTGATGCTGGAAATTTCCGAGACCGGACCAAGAGGGATCACGATCTGGCATGGAAAGTAGTCCATCGACAGGCGCCAAGTCTGCGGAGAAAGCGCCACTCCGATTCCGTGTGGCCCCTCGATCGTCGCTATCGCAGCCTCAAGATACGTCTGGATGCTAAGATCGTCGTCGGTGAAGTCAACCCGGCAGTGGCGCCTAGCTTCCTCCAGACTCACCGGCAACACGGTCGCGGCCGTTAAAAAGTTTTAGGCGCGACCATTCATTCATCGCTTGGGCCTCCCGCGGCGCTTAATCGCCTGCTCCACAACAGGTCGGGCGTCAGTGCGTTTCGTCTTCATTGCCTTGGGGTGGCTGAACTTCCACCTCGACGGCAGTGGCGAGCCCGCGCGAGATAAGGGCCAATGCTCGCCGATCTGGCACGTCGTACTGCTGGCCGCCCGTATAGACCTCGGTCGGCCCGGACATGCTGTTTAGAATAGTTACGAGCATTGACTTATCCTTAGAGGCGGCCCCACAGAATTGCAGGGCCGCCAGCGTCATCAGGAGGCGAGGTTCTGGAGAACCTTGACCGCGCCGGTGTCGAGCAGTTCGCCGTCGAGGCGGGCGAAGCCGATAAATCCGACCTGGCCGTAATCGGCGTAGCGCTCAACAAGGCGCTTCATCGCGAACTCGTTGACGACGCGGACGATGTACTTATTCATCGCGCCAAACAGCACCGGCTTGGCAGATGCGTCGACCGAGGCCATGGCCTGGTTGACTGCGTACTGGTAGCCAAGGATCTGCGCGCCAACACCGGCTTTCACATCTGCCGGCTGCCAGATGTAATTGCCCTCCAGATCCTTCAGCTTGCGGAGGATCTTGAGAGTGGTGTCGTTGAACATCCACGCGCATGACGGATCGGAGCGGTACGCCGGATCGACGCTGTGCTCGAGTTCGATCAGATCGTCGAAAGTGATTGTGATGTCGTCCGCAGCATTCACCGCGGTAGCAGCAGTGACAATACCGTTCGGCTTGGACGACCCGTCTCCGGTGGTCAGGTGCGTGTTGGCGATGCGACCGATCCGCTCCGCCATGGCATCGCGAATGATGGCCTCCACATCGATGACGGCATCCTGCAGCAGCTCGTCGGAGACAAGAGTCACACCGGAGGTGTACTTGTAGGCGTCAATCGTCTTGGTGCCGAACGCGATTTCCGAGGTCGAAACCTGGGTGTTTTCCGCGATCAAGGCGCCGACGTTGGCGGTGTCATTCATGGTCGGGAAGGTAATCGCGGCCCCGGTAGCGGTGCGCAGCATGCGGGTGACGCCAGGATCGAGCATCGGCCCCCAAGCTTTCAGCGACTTGATCAGCTCTTCCTGGAAGATAAACGGCACCAGATAGCCGCCGGCGGTGTTTGTGCCGACAGACTGGGCGCGATCTTCACCGACGCGGTTGCGCTCAAGCACCTTGCGCTGCTCAGCGGACATGCCTTCCTTACCGAAGCGGATAAACGAGCGCATCGCATCAGCGTGCTGCTCGGCATCGGTCTTCTCGACCTTGCCCGGCTCGACGCGGCGATTCTCGCCGGTGGGGCGGCGCTCGTCGGCGGCGTTCAGATCGGCTTCCTTGGCGGCAAGAGCCTCTTCGCGCTTGGCGCGGGCTTCGAGCTTGTCGTAGTCGGCCATCGCGGCGTCGTACTCGGTCTCGATTTCCTTGGCACGCTCAGCGGTCGTGTCGTCCTTGATCTCTTCCAGCTTCGAGCGGGCTTCAGCAACAATGCGAGCCTGCTTCTCGCGGAGTTCAGCGATAGTCATAGAGTACCCCATAAAAAAAGGCCCGCCGAAGCGAGCCGTGGGAGGTTGGTGATAAACGGCGACTAGGCGCCGGTTCGAGCCTTTAGGCCCAAGCGCATGGACAGCTTCCTTTTCAGAACGTCTGCCGTCCGGGTGTCCGGCGTCGCCGCCGGTTTCTCTTCAACTTCCGCAGAGATTGCCGCGGCCACAACAGATCGGTGCTCCTCAAGGGAGCGTTTGCCGATCTCCGTGTCATCGTAAGCTGGCCAAGCGACCGCGCTCACTTCCATCAGTTCGACCTTTTGAATGGTGCGCACCGGAGGTTCTAGGGTTTCGTCCCACGATTGCTTCGTGACCTGGAAGCCAAACGACATACCGGAAATGTCACCGCGCTCAACCAGCGCCCAAAGGTCGTTTCCGTCCGTGGTGTCCGGAACGTCGATCTCGACCTTCAGACCGCGGTCATCCTCGGCGAGTCGTAGCGTCCCGCTCTTGGTCCGTCCGATCAAGCGGCCTGGGTCGTGGTCCACCAGCGCGCGTACGTCGCCAAGGATGGCCTCGGCGAAGGCGCCTGGCGAAATGCGCTCAATCCAGTAGCCACCAATGTCGGCCTCTGAGTTGAACACTGCCGCATATCCAACTAGGGTACGATTTTCATCCTCTGCGCGAGCCTCAACTCCAAGGCCGGCGCCGCGCTTCTCAATCTTAATCATGCGGCGTCAGCCTCTTTGGGGGTGTCGGTATTGGCCGCCGATGGAACAATGGGGCCTTTAGCAAGGACGCTGATCGGCTGCATTGCGCCCTGCATCCAAAGCTGATCTGCATCAGGGCCTGCGTCTGGGAAATTCTCGAACCCGCGGGCTTCGGCCGGCTTGATAATGCCGCCCTGCACGCCCGCAGCCAGGCCGGTCATACGGCTGACGAAGTCGCCGCGAAGTAGCCCATCCAGGTTGAACTCGACGTACTTGGTGCGCTGGCGGGGAGGGAACAGTTTCAAATTCATTTCATCTTCCCACGCCTTCAACCACTGGCGGAGGGTGTGCTTGACGAAGTGCAGATCCTGCTGCTCGGTGTTGCTAAACGTGCCGTGGGTTAGATCCTGCAGGAACACCGGTGGGATATCGAATACACGGGCGATTTCCTCAATCTGGAAGCGGCGTGCCTCCTCCATCTGGGATTTCTGCGGGTCGACACCAACGGGCTTAAGTTCATGCCCTTCAGGCATAATCAGAACGTTTCGGCGCTCTGAGTTAGCGTCTCGGATGGCCTGAGATACATCTGTCGACGCCCTCGACGCTGATGCCGGAGACTTCATCGGGCCGTATAGGGCCAGAGGAGGCACGCCGCCGTTGGCAAAGAACTTCTGGGCGTACTGCTCCAAGGCTAGGGACAGTCCAACGGCACCCTTTAGCTTGCTGATAGGGTCGATATGCGTGACGCCGTCGGCATCAAGCATAAACGGCACATCCAACACCTCCCCCGCCCGATAGACGACTTTTCTGGTGCCGTCCAGATAGGTGTAGAACTTGCGACCTTCTCTGCGCTCTATGGTGCACTTTTTGGGATTCAGCGGCCACAGGTTCATCACCCTGCCAGCCTTATTCCTCTCGATGAACGTCAGCGAACGCCCATAAATGAGTGTGTTGACCATGGAGTATTTGCGCCAGGCGAATGACGTCCATTCCTCGTTAGGCGCGTCATGAAGAATGGCGTAAAGTGGATCCCTATCTGCCGCATCTCGCCCCTTCTCCGTCTTGGAGAAAAGCTGCAACGGCAGGGAAGCTATCGTGCCTGCGATGAAGTTGACAGCGCACCATACCGCAGGCACCTCGAGGGCGGTTTCCGCGGTCACAGCTACGCCGGCAACACCATTCCACTCATTGAATAGGCTGCGCCAAACACGAAACGTCAGACAGGGGAATCTGCGGGTTCTCAGCGGGATCGACACGCTGCTCCGCTCGACTGAAGGGCCACATCACACTACCGCCAGCTTGAAGTTTGGGTCTGCCCATGGGTCAATGAGTGGCGGAGCCGTCGCCTCATACGTGCCCGCCATTGCCGTCGCCATTGTTAGAGCCACGGCGCCGTCGATACGGCCGCGGGACTTCTGCTTGTCGAGCTTGCGATTGCCTGACGGGTCCGGCTTCACCGTTGCATTCATCATGCACCATGTGAGTATTGGGTGCCCACCGTGCGCCAACTTCTGGTTCAGCAGCAGGCTTTCCAGATCGCGCAGAGCAGGCGACATTGATGCATAGCCCTGCCCAAACGGCTCGAATACAGCGTCATCACCGTCAAGCTGCTCTTCTGTAAACCCGACTTTCTGCAGCCACGGCTTTAGATGTCGCCAATTCCACCGATCAAACGCGATCTTGCGGATATCCATGGTGTCGAATAGCCCGCGAAGGTGGTACGCAACGAACTCGTAGTCGACCGTCGGACCTGGCGTCGTGCTCAGGAATTTCGGGTGCCAGACGTCGTAGGGAACGCGGTCTGCTTTGGCGCGCTCCCGCAAGCTATCGCCCGGCAACCAGAACGTCGGCTTGACCTGCCAAATACCGTCCTTCGGCGCCATGAGCACCAGCGACGTTAGGTCTGAAACCTCAGAGAGATCAAGCCCGCCGAACACTGGCAGCCCGTCAAACGATTCCACTACTTCGGCGTCGCACGCCTTCCACACGCTTGGCGCCACGAACGGCGCGCTGGCGTCAATGCGCTGGTTGAGGAACAGCCACCGGAAACTCGCTTCTGCCGTCGGCATGCGATCGGCCTTGCGAGCCATATCGTCGACGTCGGTGACTGACCGAAAGATACCGAGCGCCGGGTTTGCCGCAGCCCATGCAGCGCGGTCGAGCAGTTCACAATCCGCCGGTGCGGAATATACGTGGCTGACGATTCGGGGATCCTTCGACGTTTCAGCGTCGTCAATCCAGCGCGAGAATAGGTCGTTGTCTGTGGCTGCCTGCGTAGAGATGACGAACAGCATCGCCTTGCCTTCGTAGGCGCCCTGCGACGTCTCAATAGCCTCTACGAACGCGTCTTCCGGACCCTTGATCTGGCCAGCTTCGTCCAGGATGGCAAGGATCGGCGAGCCGCCGTGCGCGCCCTTCGCCTCAGCCGAGATCGCTTGATACTCGACGTTCTTGGCCAGCCCGACAATCATCTTGCTGGACGGCACAATACGGCAGAGCTTCGTAAGCTCGGGCGACATCATCACCATTTTGGCGCTGTAGTTGAAAACTTCAGCAGCCTGTTTACGCGAACGCGCGCCGCTGACTATGCGCCCATTCTGATAGGCCTCTGGCCCAACAATATGGGCCAGCAGAAGGCATGCAATAGTCGCCGTCTTTCCATTCTTACGGGCAATAGAAAGATATGCTCTGGATGTGCCGTGTGGATTATCGTATACTTCACGTATAAACTTTATTTGGAAAGGCAGTAGCTTGACTGGCTTGCCAAGAAGCGTCCCCTCGGGGACGATGCAATACTTATGTATAAACGCGATAACGCGATCTGCGCGAGTTACAGGAGCGTTAGCACCCTTGCTCGCTTTGCGTTGTTCTCTTCTCGCCACATCGGCCTCAAATTCGTCATCTGATTGAGCGCGATAACGTCACTCAACGACTTGGCAGAACTGATTGGGATGATGTGGTCAATGTCCCAAAGCTTGATGTTGTGCCAACCCATGCCGCCGTTGAACTGACGCTCAATGTGTCGCGCCAGTTCTTTAGGAGAGTAGCCCAGAATGTCGAATGCTCGCCCGCCATTAACCTGTCCCACGCTGTTAATGGCGCGCCGCAAATGCCAAGAAAGTCGCCTGCGCATCCTGACCCTTGGGCTCGCCAGCAGACGGCGCTGCACGTCGCTACGGTATTCCCTGGTGCGGGATATGGGGTTGTCCTGCTTGCACGCAGAGCCCATAGCCGCAGCGGTATCCACCCGAAGGCACCCGCATGAACGGACATCGCCGTTGTTTAGGTTTCCGGTTGTGACCTTAGTCGTCCCACCGCATACGCAAGAACATTCCCACACAATGTGTTGATTATGATTCGAATGCAGCCGCCTTATGACTGTGAGGCGCCCAAATTGGTGTCCAACTAGGTCTACAAAGTTGCGCTCAGCAAGGTTTTCAAGGCGTATGCAGCCACATGACGTTGTGTTACCACTGTTTAGGTTGCCGGTGACCGCTACGGTTTCACCGCCGCAATCACACACGCACCGCCACGTCATAAGCTGCCGCTTGTTCGGCCTCAACTTATCAGCAACGATAAGCCGACCGTATCGAAGGCCCGTGAGGTCCTTAAATCCGCCCATCGCAAGTATCCCTCTTGCTATCCAATGAAGTGCTTGGCAGGTGCGTGGATGCGCACTTTTCGGGAGCTACCCTAGCCAAGCAAACTGCTTGTATTCTGTTTATCCNGGCCGCGCTANCAGNTCGTCATCAAGNGGGTTATCGTCTTCAATGCCCTTGGCGGCCGCGCGCCTNTTNCCTACGTCNCTNGCCTCCCCCGCTTGCGCGCGGGCGTGAAGCGACAGAGANCGACGGAATGANAGGATTGAACTTGCNTGCATTTGCACGATTGACTTGCGTGGGTTCGCCACNGGCGTNCCCTTATCAGAATATGCAACGCCACCCTCAACCCTCAGCAACTGTTGCTCGCGAGTAAGATCTGCCATTGTGCGCGACAACATTGCTGCAAGTTCAAGTTGGTGCGCCGACCACTCTGATCGCGCGTATTCCGCTATGACGCTGGCGAAAAATGGTAAATCCTCTGCGTCAAGTGGAACGTTTTCTGGTGGGTGGATTTCTTTCGCTGACGCGCCCATGACGCGAACAGCCTCAGACGCGCTATCAATGCGCGCCTTGCGTTTGCTCA